GGGGTAATTGCCGTTGGTCATTGCCGCGGCAGCCACCTTGTCCACCTGGGTACCATTCATATACAGGTAATTATAAGTGCCATCGTACTTGCCTACCATATAAACCCAAGTTTTTCCGTAAAGCGCGTCAGACGTGGAAGCGTTGGCTGTACCTGTCTCGAACGTAATTTTATTGGCGACAGGTTGATTATCGCCTAAAATGTAAGCCCATCCGGCGGCGCCGTGGTCTTTCTGGATTATTACCTGGTTAGTCCCTGTGGCGTTAAGGTAGACCCACGCTGAAAGTGTAATGAGTGTAGGTTCAAGGGTGGTGGTTCGGGCAACATTAATATATGCACTGCTGCCATTCAGTTGGGCTGCCCCATCTATCTGGCCGGTTGTCGTGGCAACAGTGGCAATGTTCGTCCCGTTAAGGGCATTACTTGTCGAATCCGTGGATGAAGCCGTCGTGGCTGAATTGGCCAAATGCCAGACGCCTTTGTAGTTAGTGTTCCAAGTGCCGCTGGCGTTGCTCTGGTCAGTTGTCACCCCGCTGTTACCATAAAACATATATATGGTAGTGTCTGTTGAAGTTGAAAGTTTGGGGACATTTACCCAAAAATTACTGGCTCCCGTAGTAGATGAGTAACTTTCACGTTCATAATATAAAAGTCCGTTCGAGCTGGGACTGCTTGAAGCAAGGGAAAAAATAATGTCATATCCGCTATCACTGGTTACTTTGCCTCCGTTGGTTACGGTAGCGAGAGAAGGAAAACTGGTCGTACTGATAAGTACTGGAAAGTTGATAATAGTTGTTGTAGAAGATGAAGCAACGTAGTTATGATTTATGGTTATGGCGCGGTATTGGCCATAGCCGGAAGGGTTGGGAGGTAGGGAATAAGTGGCGTAGATGGAAAACTTTTGTGTCCCATAAACAGGAATGCCAGCATCGTTCACATTATAAGAAGTATTTGCGTCACCTCCGGTGTCATACATTATATGTCCGATTGATGTTGATGGGCCATCGCCACCATAACCACTCCATTGAATCCAATAGGTTGTAGCCGCCATACTATAATTAAAGGCAAAAGCAAAATTATTCCAAGCAAATGAAAGACCGACACTTGTATTATTAGTAGTAGAAATCAATACATCCCTGGAACCGGCCGAACCAAAATATATCTTTGAGGTAGTATTCTTGGCTAATACTGTAACTTGTGTATAAGCTGTTATTTTGGAAATATTGCCAGGTTCAGTAAGTGTGCTAAGTAATCCCGTTGGATTTGCAGATCCATTTGTTGTCCCAGCCTGCTGGTCTGAGGCTCCTTGTGTCGTATACCCAAACGTCGGGTCAACCTTAACTGGATAGGTTGCTTTGTCTAAAAAGTCCTGCGGCACAGTTACGGTCAACACGTTATCTTTCAAATCCAAAGTCCCCCACATCCAGTTACCGTCAGCGTCCGTGGCTTTGGGTCGGTAAATATGGAACGCCTTGCCTGTCCTGTAATTCATCCCACTCATTTGTGAATAGTCACCGCTCTCTTTGTAGTAACAAGCATATGAACCAATCACGTTGTCAGGGCGAAAGGCTCCGTCTTTTATTTCTTGGTCAGTAAGCGGCGGCTGGTAGTAACAGTCAATCCCGTCCATTTCCAAAGCAAAGTTGAAAGTATTCGTTGCCGGTTCGCTGTCCATTGACCATTGCATTTCGTAGCCTCCCTCTGGGGTTGTGGTGCTGTCTGATACATCATAAAACTGGACACTTTCGTCATCACCATTTGAGAAGTCAGCAGTCTTACTGGCAAAACTTAGGCTCTTTGCGGTATCAGGAGTTTGGGTTTCGAGTTGTGGCACTACTCGTAAGCGAGCCTGGCCATCCCATTTCCGCAGCTCCAAACTTGGAGTAAAGGTGTCGGCTGTTTCATCGCCTATACGTACTTGTAGATTTTCTGTCGGACTGTTATTAACAACATCGACAAAAGATGAGCCGTCTACAGTATATTTTTGCGCAAAGGCTGGGTCATCCATCATCTTTTGCGCCACGACATCCTGCGAAATCGGCAGGGGTGTCATCTGGGATAAATTGGTAGTTGTCGTCCCTGCTGCGTACGCAACGGACAAACCAAAAACCACCCTGATTATCCATTTGAAAGTTTTAGTGATTATTGGCATAAATTATTGACAAACCGAAGCACTCGTGGATGTGGAATACACTCCGTTAGAATAGTACAAATAAACGTATCTGGAAGCTGTCTTATCGAATAAGGCAATACAGCCAAGTTCGGAAGCACTCGTTGTGGTGCCTCCGATATACAGAACAGTCGGTGCTGTGGTAGTCGAGGTATCGGAAACCACAAGCATAGCCGAAGGAGTAGAAGAACCTATCCCCACCTTGCCGCCTTGTGTTACGTGCAAAAGGGAAACGCCGGAAGTGGAAGAAATATCAAACGGGTCTACCGCTGCCGTGCCAGTTATAGATAAACGGTAAGCTGGGGTTGTAGTCCCCATACCGATAAGTCCGGTTGAGCTTATTCTCATCCTTTCATTAGTGGACAGCGAGCCGCCAGTAAAGAATTTTAAGGCCGTAGAGGCGGAACTTGAGCTAACACCCAAAGCTAAAGAGCTGTCAGAGGTATAGAGGTAGCCGTCATCAGCACCTGCAATCGTAAAGGAGCCATCAGTATTCTGTAGGCTGTTAATCCCAAAGTTTATGAAGTAAGTATTGTCAGTACCGTTGTTGGCGTGGATAACAACATCCCCCGAAGCGGTGGTAGAAGCCGAGGTGTTTTGTAAGACTAATTGGGCATACCTACTGCTGGAAGCGGAAATGTACAGGGGTGTAATGCCGTTGTTCAGTGTAGTCCACGGGGTAGCCGTGCCGACTGTCAGCAAGTTGGAAACTGTGGTTGAACCTGTAACAGCCAAAGTGTTGGAAGTCGAATTAAACGTCAGGTTAGTGGAAGTGGAAAACGCCCCAAACAAAATATCATTGGCAGTAATTGCCCCCACGCCCGTGCCTCCGTAAAGCACAGGGATTATTCCGCCGTTCCACGTACCGCTCGAAATCGTGCCGAGGGTGGTAATTGTCGAACTACCTGTATTGGCTAGAAGTGCCATCGTACCAAGCCCTAAAGAAGTCCTACCCGTGGCAGCCACCAAGTCAGTTGAACCACCATTCCATCTCTCCGTTTGCGTGTAAGCGGTATTCCAATTTGTTGAACTGTCCGTAATGTTCGAAAGAGCAGAACCGTTCGAAGTCACTATGCCAGAAGCAGGAATGGCTAAAGTAGCAATCGTGCCAAGGCCTAAGTTCGTTCGGGCTGTAGTGCTGCTGTTTAAGTCAGATAAATTGTTGGCCACTTTTAACCAGGTGGAAGAGGCCAGCGTAGCACTATCTCCAAGGCCAAGTGAGGTTCTGCCCGTAGCCGCCACTAAATCAGTCGAGCCGCCATTCCAGCGTTCAGTCTGGGTATAGGCCGTGTTCCAGTTAGCAGAGCTGTCAGTAATATTGGAAAGCGCGGAGCCGTTGGAGGTTACAATACCGGATGAGGGAACTGCCAGTTTTCCCAAAGCTCCGCCGCCAAGGTTTGTCCAAGCGGTTGCGGTAGCGGCAAGGTCAGAAAGGTTGTTGGCGGTTTTCGCCCAGGTCGAGGAAGCAAGTGTTGCGCTGTCACCCAAATTTAAAGAGGTGCGGCCTGTTGCAGCGACAAGTCCTGTACTGCCTCCATCCCATTTCAGCCTGTCAACGTAAGCCGTATCGTATTGGGTGGTGGAAGCAGTCAGAACCATCGCATAGTTAGTAGCGGGTTGTAGGTTCCAGGTCAGGGTAGAGCCACTGCCTGTGATTTTCAAATCAAAACCCGTGCCGCTAGTGGTGGCAAAGGTGAAAGTGGGGCCATTTAGGCTGTTTATCGTCGTCGTCGCTCCCCCGCCTGTTGCTGTATTAGTAATGGTAATTTTGGACGGTGAAGTAGATGTGGAAATGGAAATGCCCGCGCCGGCCGCAAGAAGCCAATTCGTATCGGTTAAGCCCGCTAAAGTGGAAGTGGTAAAAGAACCGCTGCCCGCCGTGCCGTTAGCCGCCGCTGTTATGCGGCCATAAGAGTCAACTGTCAGGTTGGTGTTTGTGTATGAACCCGCTGAGACCGTGGTAGTAGAAAAGGTGGTGGCAATGGAAGTGGCCCCGCTGCCTGTCACCGCGCCTGAGAGCGTGATGGTTTGGTTGCCGCTAATGTAGCCGGGGTTCGTAAAACCAATATGCCCTGTGCCTGTGTTATAGGTTATCGGGCTGTCGCCAGTAAGTGAACCTAAGGTAATGTAATTATTGGAATTTGTCCAACCAATTTTACCAGTAGAACTATCATAAGTAATCGGGGAGGCAGAAGCAGAAACAGCTCCTCTTGCCCGCACGTCCGTGTAGTAAAGGTTTGCGCCCTCCGGTACCAAATTGGTGTTTAGTGTGGTGGAACCCGTGCCGCCTTGTGCCACGGCCAGAGGCAAGGTCAGGGCAGATTGCTTGCCGTTAAACGTGCTCCAGTCTGTCTGTGAAAGGTAGCCATCAGCGGTCGAGCTGGCTTTGGGGATGGACAGGGTTAAATCCCCGCTTAAAGCCCCGCCGCCTTGTAAGGGAGCTGTTGTGTTGATGTTACGGGTTAAAGGGACATAAGTCGTGAAGGCTGTGGAAGTAGTCAAGTAAGTGTTTAAAGTTGTCTGGAGAGGGATGACATAACCACTGCTTACTGTCGGGGTAAAGGTGTGAGTAGAACCGGCAGATGTTATAGTAAGCCCAATGCCTGTGGCTGTGCCTGTGGCAAAAGTCTGGGTTGCGCCTACGAGGCCGTTTAGGGAGGAAATACCGGAGCCTCCTGTGGTGGAAGCGGTCGACCAAGTAACGCCATTAGGGGAAGTCGAAGACGCCATCAGGACAAGACCGTCGGAGCCCGGGTGAAGTAGCTGGTAATTGCCATTAGTTTTACCAGTCATTAAATCCCCTAGCTGAGTAGAATTTAAAATACCAGCATTACTAGCATAAACCACGCTTCCTGCAATGGCTAAAATTACTCCAATAATTATGTAGGCAAGCTTTGAACTAAGTTTTTTTATCATATATTTTTTAATTATTGGATAGCAAGTATAGAAGTAGTTGGTGCTGAAGGAGTTACTAAAGTTACCTTAAATGCTACAGTGTCCCATGTCCATTGCTGATTTCCCGCGTTATCTTTTTCCGTATAAGAAATTCCATCACTAATCACAAGACTTGGCTTAGTTGAAAACCCGAAGACTTTATTACTTTCATTAACATCTCCTGTGGCCGTAAGTATGGTAAAGCTTCCACCGCCCGATCCTCCGCCACCGTGCATGAGTTCTTCAATCTTATAGCGCGTACCATTAAACATAAAGGACCCACTGTTCACCTTGCTGACTGTAGAAATAATGGACTCGGTATTACGGATATTGGAGATGTCTAAGGCTTTGGTTTTCTTTATTTCAGCTATAACAGCTTTAACAAGGTCTACTATTTTAGGAGGTTCTGCGTCTTTTCCTGGATCACCTTTAGGACCGGGTACTGTAGAGTCCTTACCGGCAGGACCTGGAAGACCGCGTGGACCCGGGACTTTACTGTCTTTGCCAGGATCACCCTTATCTCCTTTAGGCCCCGGCACAACCGAATCCTTCCCTGGCATACCCTGAAGCAAACTAAAAAACTGGGCAGCCCTCTCTGCGGGGCTTCCTGACCATTCCATCTGGATTTTCTCGGGGAACGGAGCAGCGGGCGCAGGAGGGTTCGTCACGGTAACGTTCACCGGGTGCTCAGACGGTTCCTGGACAACTTTAACCTGTATGGGCTTAGAGGTGTCTTCAATCTTCAGAGGCTGTTTTAAAATTTCGTCTATAGATTCCAGAAGGTCGGTGTGCGAAGTCAGTTCACTATGCACCGCCTTGCTCGGGTCTACGGCATGGGCAGCCTGTTTCAGTAGGCCTTTAAGCTTCTTTTTAGGGTCAGTGGATTGCTCCATATAGGTTTCGTTGCTTTAATTATACCACATTTGACAAGAGAAGTTATACACTTTATAATGGTATTGATAGGTTAGTTGATTTAAGTCTGGTGAAGCAGACTTTATTATAAATCCCCTTAAGGAACTTCACTTCTTTATGGGGATTTTAGTATAGTGGTAAGGGCGGTGTGATAGTGGTCTATCAACTAACCTATCAAATTAGTCTCCGGAGTTCGATTCTCCCACCGTCCACCACTATAGTAAAATTTAAGGAGTTAAACATATATGAAGAAATGTATTGTTAAAGGGTGTGGAGGAAAACATGTTGGCAAAGAATATTGTGGTAAGCACAGAGCGCAAATGTATCGGCGCGGGAAAATTCTATCTAGAACTAGATCCACTCCAAACCAAATTATCGATAAAGGAAATTATTTAGAATTGGTGGTATATAATAGGCTAAGTGAAATAATTGCTTATTCAAAATTTGATAAGAAATTTTTACTTCTAGTTAAAAAGCATAAATGGTCTCTCAGTTCAGGATATGTCTGTACTCGTATTAATAAAAGGTTGTCTTTTTTACATAGAATGATTACGAATTGCCCAAAAAATCTATATACGGATCACAAATCTGGAGATATACTAGACAACAGAAGTTCAAATTTAAGAATTTGTGACAAACAACAAAATGCCTGGAATCAAAGAAAATCTAAACGGGGAAGCTCTCTTTTCAAAGGTGTATCTTGGAATAAGTTATTAAATTCATGGAGAGCAGATATAAAAATTAGCAAAGAACAGAGTAAGTTTTTAGGTTCATTTAAAAGCCAAAGGAAAGCCGCCGTTGCCTACAACCAAGCAGCACTTAAATACTATGGAGAGTTTGCAAGATTAAACATAATTAATTAAGGTTTACCATTTACTGAAATTTCCTGTCCTAAATCCTGTAATACTTGTGGAGTAATAGACCCACCTTTTTGCAGATATTGGAATAATTCAGCACGTTCCCGAGTCGTCATTCCTTTCATAGACTGATATAAATATTTTCCTCTTGTCTCTGCCGGAGCGTTATTAAAGGCTTGCTGAAAACTATCTAACTTATTTACATGAGTCTGAATCTGTTTAGTAAGTTCTGTCATCACTTTAGCAGAAGGTTTATTAGCTTTAAGATATGCCGCGCGTTGCTGTGGAGTCATTGGCAAAATCTTACTATAAAGCTGTTGAGCTTTTGCAGAATTAGCAGCGCTTTCTTTACTGACTTGGCTATTAATAACTCCTAATTTTTGCTGTTCCTGATAAGCTTTTTCTTTTGGCTGGTCAACAGAAGTAATCGGAGCAGGTGAAAAATTATTCAATAAAGAATTTTGCTTTTTAATAGGTTGTCCTTGAGAATTTAACTGAGCCGGAACTTTCTGAGATAATCCGGGAATCTGCATCATAACAGACTGCATTTGCTTAACAATAAATCCCTGATTTGGATCCGCTTGTCTGGAAACAGGATCAATAATATTATTTGTCCAGCTCATTAAAGCCCTAAGAGGGATTAACTGTTGTGGATAATTAGCCAAAAAGTTAGTAAATCCAGATACATTTCCTTTAGTAGCATCTACAAATTCTCCAAGGTTTCTAAAATAACTAGCTTCTGTAACAAACTGAGCAGAAGTGGCAAAAGCCTGAGCAATAGCCTGATCCTTATTCCCTGTAAGACGTTCATCATCAACCGCTTGCTTAACCGCCGCTACAAAGGCTAGGTTAAAAGCAAGTGCTACCGGCAGTCGCTGGTATGATACCCACTTATTGCCAATTCTAACACTCCACGGTTGCCGTCCTGAATCTTGAAAAGCAGCCTTTAAAGTTGGACTTGTAGGAGTCGGACCAGTAATCTTGTCAGAGCCGACTAACCCTGCTGCAAGTGTGGTTGCTCCAAGTCCGATTGTAAATTTAGCAAGCTGTTCAGCCTTATTTTCCGCACCCCATAAAGTTGTAATCCCTAAAGGCGAATATTCTATCCCACCTTTAGTAAGTTGAGTCCCGATATTTAAAAAGGGGAAAGTCCATTTTGCTATAGTGCTTAATACTGGATTTTTACTATTTCGCATTGTTCCAATAGCATCTGACATACCCTGAATAGTTTGAAGAACATACCCTTCTCTCGGATCATGACCGCCACGAAAAAATGATTTTTGAACATTAGCATTAACCTCGTCTTCCGGAGTAGCAAACATTTCATTTTGCTTACCACCTTCAGCAAGCCGGGTTTTCATTGCTGCCTCTTCACCACCTTTAGCTAAAGTTTTAAAAAACGTCTCAATTTTATTAAGTAAGGTACTGGGAGCCTTTAAAAAAGCTTCTACTGCTTTACCACCCTTGCTGGTAGCCAATGGCATCTTAGCAGTATCAGGATCAATTGCCGTATCTTTTAAAGTATTTACATCACTAGTTATATTATTCCAAGCTTCCTTTAAAGAACTGAAGTAACCTTTAATATACGAGCCGCTTTCCCCGACAAAATGCTCGCGCTCACTGCCAGTAAGCGCCGCCTTGGCCGCGTCCTGAAGCCCTTGAATAGCCAAAGTCAAAGGCCGTACTGTCCCCGAACTTCCGATGTCAGCTGTCATCTTTATAATAGAAGTCTTTGGGCTAGACAGCATACTGTTATAACGAAGCAAATCAATCCAGTCTGAAATTTTAGTTGGACTGACTTTTCTAAAAAAATCCGTAGCCTGTTTTGGATCATTAAAATCTACCTTTTCATCCGAAGCTTGTTTTAAAATATCATCAGTTAGTTTCCCTTTTTCCTTTAGAGCATTTAAAACAATTTGTAAATTAGTTAGTTGCCCGGGATTGGCATTAATCTTCCGTGCTTCTAATTGTCGAGCAATATTCGCGCCCATAGCCTTATCTTTGTTTATCAAATCAATCAATTCTGGAGTAACCTTACCACCGTTGCTAATATCGACAATCTTATTACGCAAATTTAAAGTCGCCGCTTCCATATCAGCGGTCTGGTCTCGACCTATAGTATCATTTAATATGACAGAAGTCTGTTGAGCACGTTTAATAACTTCCGCGTGAGTAAGAGTTTTTCCTACAGTTTCTTGGATTTTAGCTCCAGCTTGATCAAGCGCTTCGTTGACTACAGCTTTACCTTCTGGAGTGGTATTTAACCTATCGACATTGTAAAATTTTGAATCTGGTATTATACTATCACCATATGAAGAAGCTGCTTTTTGTTCTAAAGGAGATAATATTTGAGGTTGGACCGCCTCTTCTTTTGTGGTTGACTCTGGGGTTGTTTCTGGAGTGGATAGCTCATTAATATTTGTTGAACCTTTTTCCGGTATCCCTCCAATATAACCGCCCTGTAAAACCAAATTTCTAGCTTCTTCTGGCGTATAACCTTTATCTACCAAACTTTGAATAGCTTGGTTTTTTATTTCATTAGTTGCAGCAACAACTTTAACCAATGCGGGTAAAGCAGTATGTAAAACAGTACCTATAAGCGCGCCGCCAACAATATTTTCAGTAATAATTTTAGTTATAGTATCAGGATCTGTACTACCGGAAGATAAAGCTGTTGCCACGCCAAATTGCGCGCCAGCAAAACCTCCTTGCTTTGCGCCTTCAACCGCTAATTCACTCAAAGAACGTTTTAATACCTGTCCTGTAGCACTATCTATTACAGCACCACTGGCAAGCCCTAACGTATCAGCAGTTATAACTGCTTGGGCAACATCTCCAACAATCTGAAGCCCACTTTTATGTAAAACATCTAAACCATCATAAACCGATTGGTCTATTTTACCAGAAGCTACTTGATCCTTAATATCATTAGCTTCTTTAATATCAGAAATATCTCGGGTCAAAGGGTCAAGGGGAGTAAATAAAAATGCCGCAGCTTTAGTTACCGGGTTATCACCATACTGCTTTTTTAGTAAATCACCAGTAGAAGACTGGGAGATAAAATCAATTCTATTAGCTTCTCCCTGAGCTGGGGTAATTTCAGGTTTTACATCTAAACTACCACGCTGAGCTAAGCGCGCAGGATCACTGGTTAAAGTTGTTCCAGCTACAGTTTGTCCATTCACCTGTCCCATAGTAGGAACAGGCCTAGGGGTTGGTGTCCCATTTACTCCTGTAACAGGCAAGCTTGCCTGCTGAGTTTTCATTTGTTGATATAATCCACCTGTAGAAGGAGTTTGAGGATTAGAGGATGGTTGCAATATTGAAGCAATATCATTTTGCTTTGGAGAGACATATAATCCAGTAGCAGGTTGCAATGAGCTTGCTTGCGGTTTCTGCACTGCCGGCATTGACGTTGCGACTGGAGTTTTGACAGGACCAACAAACTTTGGAGGAACGATTGTCGCATTTGGCTTCGCCGAAACCACTCCGGAAATAATCTGGTTTGGTTGCGCTTGCACAACAGGAATAGTCGCAGTTTGTTGTACCTTCATTGTATCGTAAAGTCCTGCCATTTTATTGTCCTGAATTAATCGTTGAGGGATCCACTCCCAAAAATTGAGCTGTCTGAGCAGCGGCTTGGTCAGCAGCAGAAAGTTTACCCGGCATAGGAATACCAGACTTAACCATGGCCGCTTCAATAGTAGAAAGATCCGCATATGGATTATCTTTTTGTATTGATTGAGCATCTGCCACAAAATCTGCCTGAGTATAGGGTTTACCAGAAGAAATGCTTTTTGTTACTACTCCAGCTAACTGATCGGTAACTTTTGGTAAAGCATAAGCAATTTTTAATAAACTATCATAAACTGTAGCCGCTCCTGGGCTTCCTAATCTCTGATTAATCGCATCAGCCGCGCCTGGCCAATCATTTGGATGCGCAGCGATAATCGCTTTAACATTGTCTATGGCTGCTGTGCTATTTCCACCACCCGTAACAATGGTTGTATTAGAAGCTCCGGCTTTTTTTTGCTGCGTCATCCAAGTATTAAAATCTACCGGTTTCGCTCCAGCAGCAGTCATCTGTTGAGAATAATATTTATAGTTTTTTGTATCCGTAGTATCAAAAGCTGATTGATCAGTAATTTGTTCTGTATTAGTAGTATTAATTCCCAATGTAGAAAATTGACTTGGGTCTATGGCTTGACCTTGATTTGGTCCAGAAGCATAGTAAATTGAACCACCAAAAGCAATATAAGGAGTATTCCCTGTAGCATTATTCTGGATAAACGTCGACATGCTCTTAGCGTTATCAATTTTTTGCTGAGCCGCATCACTCTGTGCTTTCTGAGCGGCACTCAATACTGTATTTATTTCTTTTAAGTTAGCAGTCAAAGTATCATTCGCTTTATTCCAATCATCATAAGCGGACTGGACCGCTTTTACGTTATCTGACTCGAATCCGCTGGTCATCTGTGCCAATGCCGCGTTCTTTTTCGAAGTTAAATCGGCAATCTTGGCAATACCATCGCTTACAACATGATTCATCACAGAAGCTGATGTTTCTGGACTGTATCTGTCAGCTCCCGATCTTCCTAAAGCCATGCTATTTAAACCTTGATCCATAGCATTAGTCTGAGTTTGTTGAGTTATAAGCGAATCGAATTGGCTACTCAAACTTGAAATCTGTGTCTGTTGTTCAGGTGAAAGACCCGCAGTAGTACCTGCGGTTGCCAATTTAGTCTGAGTAGCTTTTAGTTGAGCCGAGACATCAGCATTATTGCCAGCTAAAACATCAGCTGTAGGATTGCCCGTGGAAATATAGCTATTTCCACTCGCCGTAGTAAGTGTATCTCCTGCCTTAGCAGGAGTCGTCCCTGCCCCGGTAGTAGAACCCGTCGTCCCATTCAACGCCCCCGTAGCACTCGTTATCGCCCCCGTCAGCCCCGTAGTCGCGCTGTTAGCACTGGCCGCAGCCGCAGCTTCAGCCGCTTTCTGGTCAGCCGCTACCTTATTCGCCGCGTTTATCTGGTTCTGCTGGTATATGCGCGCGGACTCCAACGTCTGGAAGTTCTGGATATTGTTATAATCGGTCTTAGCCGCGTCCGCGGTCACGACCGAGACGTTCTTAGCCGGGGAATCCCAGGAAGCAGGCGCTGAAATCATAGCCCCACCTGGACTTTTAAGAGCCGCGGCAAAAGCCGGGGAGAGAGTGTCGGTTGTTGGAGTTGTGGGGGGGTTCATAGAGAGAAATTAGTTAATTAAGCAAACCAGGTGTTTTTAGTTACAAGAGCATATCCGTTAGCGGCGCCGCCAGTTCCGCCAGTTCGGTTAGTGTTAAGTAGTGTTCCAGAAGACATTCTCCCTCCGCAACCGCCACCGCCACCTGCGCCTATTCCGGCTCCATTATTAGCCGCTGTGTTATTCGTTCCATTTCCGCCTGTCCCACCCGCCCCGCCAACATTTCCACCCCCTCCTCCGCCAGAACCGCCAATAGCAGTCCCTGAATTTCCAACAGCACTTCCACCAGTTCCACCTGCGCCTCCTGAAGCTAAAACCGTCCCTGTATTCGCAGTTAATGTATTGTATAAACCTAAGAACATTCCCGCGCCACCGCCTCCGCCAGCCCCACCGCCTCCGGCTTGGGTAATTCCATTGGAAGCGTCTGCTCCATTACTGCCGGAAACAGAAATTCCACCTGTAGTAGTAAAATTCCACGCGCCGCCACATTCAATTATTAGAACTCCGCCGCCTCTACCACCGACTGAACCAGCTCCGCCAGTTCCTCCGGCCGCCGCCGCGCCGCCAGCTCCACCACCACCTCCCGGACCACAGGCAAGTTTAATTTTACGTTCAAATAAATTAGTGGAAAGTGTGTAATAAAATTGATTAGTAATTGAATAAACTACGCCGCCAGCCGCTGCCCCGCCTGTCGCTACACCATGGATACCCTGATGTGCCGTAGTGTCAACTAAAGAACTTCCATTTGAGCCATCGCCTCCATCTGCCGCCGCCCCGCCTGCCGTGCCTCCTGCTCCGCCACAATTAGAAGCGTCAATTATCGGCGTTGCAGAAGAAGTCAAAGTTACAGCTCCCTGTGAACGCAAAATTATTACTGTTCCATTAGCGTGTGGGTTTGTAAAAACCATATTTGCTGTTCCGGTAAGCGCAATGGAAGTATAGTTTTTTTCCACATAAGCAGCACTACCTAAATCAATTGTGGTCGTGCCAGATGAAGCCGTTAAAGCTCCGTCTGCGCCTGTGCCGCCAAATTTAACCATTCCAGAAGTTACACTACTTCTAACTACACTTCCAGTCCCCGTAGTATCCGCATCCGTCACAAACTTATTTCCCACAGCCGGAGTTCCAGAAGTTCCGGCAAGTGCAGCAACCATACCCGCAGTTACGGTAGAAACATCTATCGTCGGAACTTTCGGATCGTTCTGTCCCACCACAATCGGGTTAGTGGCGACAAGGGCGGCGACAGAAAGTTTAGTTGTACCAAAAGAAGTGTTTGTTGCCGTGCCGACACCACCAGATATAGCACTATCTACATATCCTTTATTCGCTATACTATTCTGTGTCGCCGGAGTAGGCACTGTCCAGTCGCCGGTGATGGTTTCATCGTCGGCTTTGCTTGTCAGTTTATTATAAAATCCAGCAGTATTAGAAATAATCAGTTTTACTCCACCAGGGTGGCTTATAGTAACCCCGGAAGTTTCGGTATAAGGAGAAACAAATAAAACATGTTTAACCCCAGTTAAACTTGTAGTGCCATTAGCATTAGCTGTCACACCGGAAAAAGAAATTTGCTCTTCCTGAGTAGAGTTATCCGGTTCAATCGTTGCGTACCCAATAGCGCCAAAGTCAGCCATAGTCAGCTGAGTACCATCAATCTGGGTAAAACTATTAAGGATTATTGTAGTGTCACCGATAACGCAGCCAGCGCCGGCTAAAGTACTGGCCTGATTTTGAACATATAAAAACGAATCCATATTATTATAAAGTTAATGCTATAATTTCATATTTGATAGTCTTGGCATTTTTTCTAGAGTTACAAGGCATACAGAGTGGTTGAATATTATCTATATAGTTTGTTCCACCTCTTGATAAAGGCTGTATATGGTCAACAGATAACTTAATTTCCGGTTCTTGTTTTCCACAAGCAGAACAAAAATAATTATATTCTTTCTTCTTAGTTTCCCACTCTTCGCATGTAAACGACCCTTCAGCCTGCCTTCGTTTTGCCTGATTATTTAAATGAGAAATTTTATTCTTTAAAGGATTTTCCTTTGCCCATTTTCTACGATTAGCCCTTACTCTTTCCACATGTCTAGCTTTATATTCTCTACTCCTTTGCGCAGACAACCCAGGATGACTTAACCTCCATTTTCTAGAATTATTTATTTTGCTCTGTCTCTGTTCTTCTGTTAAATTTGCATTTAACCAAGGTCTTTTAAGATTACGTTTAGCTTGTGCCTTCTTCATCATTGCCTTTAAATGTTCAGGATTTTCTTTTTTCATCCGTTCGTATCTAGCCTTACCTTGTGCTTTAACATGTTCTATATTTTGTAATATCCATCTTCTTTTACGAGCAGCCACAGCAACAGGATGGTCTTTCATCCACTTTCTCATATAAGCATTACGTTTTAATCTTTTTTCTTCAGTCATATATCAATCGAGCAAATTATTATTGCCCTCGCTCGTAGGTGAAGCACTCGAACCAAAACAAATTATAGACCATTCGAAATCTTTCTCAACCGAACTAAAGCTCGTGCTTTCTTCATAAAAACTCACCCGAGGCATTGTCTTTATCTTCCTAAACTTCGGAGGGTCAGCATTCGGTACTGAAATATTTCCACCAAGCGGCTGTTTACCTAAAGAGTCTTTACCCAAAGAGTGAGCTTTGTTATAAGCGCAGACCCACTTAGAATTACCAAGCATCGGAAAAGACAGGAAAGTCGCGCAGCCTTCCGTTTCAAACTGAATACCTAAGTTTAAAGTACCATTCTGGGTACAGCGACCTTCATAGTAAAACTGGTTAAAAGACTTCGTGGCAAACCTTGAGCCGTAGTTATTAAAAGCAAATACCGCGCGCGCATCTATCACATTTCCTTTAAAATTATAGCCGGTAAAAAGTTTATAAGTCTCACTCGTTAAATAAGAGTGCCCATAAAGGTCTCCGCCGATAACAGAAAAACGGGAAATTGGGTACATAACCGGAGCTTCCCAATACTGATATTTCGGGTCGGTCATGTTATAAATCCTAATCAAACTGGACTTCGGTACGGCTATCAGTAAAAAGTTCTTCCAATAAACAATACTGCCGTCAGTAAAATCGTAAGCGTTCATGTCGTTGATAATCGGGTAGCTGACATCCGCAATCTGCGGGGACTGATATATATTAGTCACCGGGCCTAAAGAAGATACCACCGGTTCATTAGAAACAAAAATTATACTATTTTTATCTTTACTCATAAAAGCCTGGGACAAAGCAGCCTGAAGACTTGCAGTTTTTAACCTGGCAAAAGAAAAGGCTTCGGATTTATTATCCGAGCTTAAAGTCGTTACAGACTGATACCACTCATCTTTGCCGGCAGAAGCATACATCACATCTTCCTGGGGAATAAACCCGACAATCGGACTGCCTAAGCTTCCTTTAGCACCTTCGTGCATCACACGACCACCAGCAGTAAAACTACAGTCTTTATAATTATTCTGCTTGCTAACAAACCAGTTATTAGAGTTATCCGTTCCGTAATATACCTGGTTATCTAAACACCCGATCAACATAACCGTAGAAGCGGTTAGGGCGGTAACGGTGGAGACTGGGGTTATGCGAACACCCTGGTAAACTAAATCCCCGGCAGCAAAACCGTAACCTGTAGGATCAGGAGTAACGCCGGTTAAAGTATTGGTACCAACACCGCCGGAGTAAACAAAAGAAGTAGTGTCGATAACAACCGTAGGACTGCCGGTAACGGAAGTGTAAAAGCCTTCTTCTGTCCAGTAAGAAGAACCTTGTTTTGTAATCGTATTAGCCGTTACCGAAGCTAAAGTAGCCTCAGCGCCGTTCCACTCATAAATATTAGCAGAGCCATTAACCAGTAAAGCTTCAACAAGCAGTTCGGTTGTATCCCAGTATTCAGTGCCGTTAAAATTTACGGAGGTTAGTCCGGTAAGCAGGTCAGTCCAGACAACATTCCCGGAAGCATCAACATATCTAAACTGGAGTTTTCCATCGTTTCCAGCAGAAGTAAGAAAACCTGCGCGTAGGTTACGTTCTTTACCTTTAGAAGTTCGCCAGTCAAAAGAAGAAGCAATCGGGGCAAGGACTACAGAAGGGCTGCCGTCAATCGCGTAACCTTTTACTATACCCACGCGACCGGAAGTATTTGTCATTACGTTCTGAGAACCAGGGATTAAGATGCTGGGGTTGAGCATAGTAACCTCTTCTCTCGAACGGTAACCGTTTTTAAAACTGTCGATTAAACTGAATTCATGCATTTTAGCTGAACTCAGTCTCTTCCCCATTGAATATGAACTGTTATTTGGCATTATCTTTTATTATTAGCTTGTTCTTTAGCTGTTGCCCAGCGACAATTTAATTTACAATAATTCCCATAGGTATCAATTCTATCAATAGAAGTATCTTTTCCGTATTCCTCTAAATGTTCTACATAACCTTGGTACATATCATCACGGAACTCTTCAAAAGTTTTCCATTCTACTTTAATTCCTTTAGCCCCATAATATTTATATTTTTCTGTTTTAGGATTCTCACAACGACGTTTCATTCCATTCCAAACATAATAAAATTTAGTTGTACTCATCCCATGAGTTTTAAAATTCTTACCTTTTAAAACTGTATTCTCATGATTCAAACATCCACAACTTTTAGTCTTAGTAGAAGGAGCGGTAATATTTCCCTTCCTACAAACTACTTTATTACCACACTCACAAAAAGCAGACCAATAGTCATTACCATTTTTTCTATACTCAAATTTAATCGCCGTTAGACGATGAAATTTTTCTCCTGCTATATCTTTAGGTGGGTGAGCCATTACCAGTTTCTCCTTGTCATATATTTAGAATAACCAGGACGAGTCATACCATAATAAATATTTGTAGGTTTCTGCCACTCGCTACGGTTTTGCAATCTATAACTATTCAGAGCGTCCCCGTAGTGCTGCTGGAAATAATTCCCGTCATAGAACATAGCATCAAGACCTTGGAGCTGTTGAGCCAGGTGAATACCAACCTGGTAGACCAGTAGGTTATAACTTTCAGTATCGAGGTTTATAATGTTGCTATCATCGGTAATCGTTTCCTGCCAGCCGCCGGTTATCGCGTCTCTAAACAAGTATTTAGAATAGTAAAGAATATTTAAAATTGTGCCTAAGCGAAAAACAATATTATCCAAGCGAATCGCGGTCTGAAAAGCAGTTACATTACAAGTTACCCGAAGGTAATTAATCGCGGTGTCAGTAGGAGTTAAAGTCTGAACAGCGCCAAGCCATGGAAAATCCAACAGGTTCCAGCCATCAACAAAAGTATTACCCTGTTGGTTTACCGTTACAGTCTGTTCGTAATAAGCGGTGGAAGAAGAACCCCAGCGCAGTTTAACATTCGTAAACTCCGAAGCAGTCGGCATATAAACCCACAGGAAAAAGTGCCCTTGGTTTTTCCACTCTGAAAGATTCTGCGCGTTCATCGTAGAGTTTTCTAAATAAGCCGCGCCGGTAGTTGCATCAAATTTCAAGGAAGAACTACCGGAAACATAATTAATATTATCCACGGTTAAGTTATAGGCGGTGCCGGCAGCCGCCCATGTCCCGTTAGAAGAAACTGAGTCAGCACTATTAACCACCACGCCGGGGACAAGTCCAGAGTCGGCTATGCGAATGGTTTTTACACCGGTATTAAAGTCAATATTAAACTGGTTAGCCAGGGAATCCTTAGAAAGGTCAAACGGCTTACTATAAGTCTGTAAGAACGAATCACTCCAATTACGGTCTGCCTGAGGACGAATATCTATAACCTTAATTCCCTTAACATCACTGGGAATCGGGTAGTCATAAACCCGGTCGTAAATAGCCGAGGCTAAAGGAACGCTCCGTTTCATTTCCTGTGGGTCAACGTCAAGAAGAAGCTGGCGCGCGGCACGGTAAATAAGCTGATCCACGGCAATAACGCTGTTAAGCGTAGTCCCATGTATGAAAGCCTGCATCTCAGATTTTAATGCTGTTACGTTATAAGCCATTAAAGTTTAAATTAATTATTGCAAGCTGCGACGGTGATATCACAAGCGCCACTAGCTGTCGTTATAGTAATTCCAGTAGAACAAACGTAGTCAAAGACTTCTCCGGCACCAACTAAGGTACCAGAACCGATTATAGCAATCGGAGTACCAGTAACTGAAAGTGCGTCATAGACGCTGACCAGCACCGGAGTGGTGTTAAAGTGCACACTATGAAACAAACTTCGTCCTGATGCCACAACTGTGGTAGAGGAACCCGTGATTCTCGTCGGCTTATACTCCTGTCGAATGTAATACATATTTTTTTTCTTAGTTAATTAATGTTCACAACCCTGAAGCCTTCAATTGATAGGCTCCAGAGGGTAAAAACTAACTCTTAGTAATTACACCGGAATAGCTATTGATAAAATGGACAGAGCCATCACAATAGACATCCATATAGTTACCGATAACTCCAGCGAGAGTCGCAGTAGAGTCAGCGGTACCACTGCCGCCAAGGAAAATCTTTTCTCCAGAAGCAGGGGTAAGCACTACAGACTGCGCCGCAGTTAATTGAATCTTCAAACACTTATTACCGACAGTAGCCGCAGCTGGCAAAGTCAAAGTAATAGAAGCAGTAGCCGAGGTGTTGGTATGGATGGTATTATAATCGGCCACAACCAGCGTAGCAGAAGCTGTGTGCGCAGTCGGAGTAGTAGTCGGGTCAACAGTTTTTACAACCAGGTTGACACCACCAAGGATTATCGGACCCTTGAAATGGGTCTTGCTAAGTTTAGTATTTATAGACATTTTTATCCTTTATGAGAGAGGGGGATTTATTTCCCGTTACTCTGGATCAGAGTAACGTCAACTCCCCCTCAATTAATTAATTCTAGGCAGTTGTTCCGGTGGAACCATACGCTCCACAATAATCACTCACAAATACTTCTTCCCTAAAATTAGCCTGGTAGAAGTAAGTGCGGTTATTAGAGTAGGACCAATCCCTCAAAGAGGTCTGGATACCCTGTCTAATCAAGCGAGATACAGAGTGGTTATTGGCAAGCAAGAACCAAGCGGTATCAGAACCGGTTGTGCCGGAACCAATGTTCGCGTCGAGCCACGGAGAGGTCATGACCTTCAGGCCATACACGCCGCGGTAGACGTTTAAGTTGTTATCGGCAGAATCAGCCAGCAAAGCGGACTGAGTAATTTCGATAGCTTTCTTAAACAAAGCGGAAGGAACCAAGAGAATCGCAGGCGCATTGCCCAAGACTACTCCTGCCTGATTTTTCTGTTGCCTCAAGGCAACAATACCGGTATACAGGTTATCCGGAGTAAGAGCGCCGGTAGCATTATTTACTACAGTACCGCCACCAATTAAGGTGTGGGTAGAGAAGAAATAAGAACCATCAGCGGTCAAGGTTGAGGTAAAACCACCGCGGAAGATGCGGAAGGCATTATCATCCTGGGTGACACGAGCAACCATAGCAAAGTCTTCGACAGCTTTGCTCCAAACACCGTGCATATTATCATCGAAAAAGTTTTTCGATAATTCGATACCGTTGGCAAAGTCAGAGACAAGCACGGTCTGCTTATTCGCAACATGAGGAGTCGAAGTAGGAACAGTTTGGGTTTCCCCAATTTTCGGGAAAAGGCCCGAACCTTTAAACACTTCCTGAATATACGCGGCGTGAGTGGTGTCGAGTGGTCTAAACAACTCGGCAGTTCGCGCAGTCGCAATTCCAGGAGTGGTCGCGTCGTAGTCAAATTTTTGGTAAAATCAAAGTTGTTATCGTAAAGGCTCTTTATCCTTTACCTCATCCGTTTTATCTATAGCGGATGTTCAGACTATATCTTAACCATTAAGGTTCGCGGTTTTCTTGGAAGGATTATAACGGATCTCGTATCACCTTCTAGTCGTTAGGCATTTACTTCCATTCCTGGAAGATTTAGCACGGAGTTGTCCATTAAGGGTATTCTCCGTTTAGCCGCGTTACGACGCATTTTAGTTCACGTCGTCCAATTCTGTTTGAACTCATTGTGTTATCGGAAAGGCTCTTTATCCTTTCCATCACTACGTCACCGTAGTGTTCAGACTATCTCTTCACCCCTCATAAAGAAGTGTCGGGCACTCGTGGAAGGATTATGTTCTCAACTTGAGGTTCACCTTCTAGTCGTTACGCCTTCAAAAGATTTTAACCTTTTGCTTGGCTCGGTATTATCTCAGCAAAGACTTTAATTTCTTTTGCACTGAGATGTCCACCGAATTAACCCGATTATTGACAAGTTCTTTAAACTGTTGTTCAAATTTTTGTTCATTCATCGCAATATTTTTATGGCAAGGCTTATTACAAACTGCTACTCCATTTTTCAAATCTACCAATAAAAATCGTTTTAAATTTTCACGATAAATTTTATACAACGGAATAATGTGATGCGCTTCTAAACTTTCACTTGTTTTACCACATAACTGACAAGTAAAATTATCAAGTGTAAGAATTGCGGCTTTCCACATCTGCAAAGCATGTTCTAACCCAGGAAACTCTTTTTGGAGTAATTCTCTAGGACGGCCTTTAGTTAAATTACCATCCTTACCGTATCTGCCTTGTAAAAGAGCTTGGCTATTATCTCTTTTAAAAATATTATTTTGCTTTAATATACTTTCAAGTGGTCGCCGTCCTATATTTAGCTCTTCAGCTATTTTTAGAACTGACCAACCTTGGTCGTATAGTTTTAAAACAATATCTTTATCCAAGTATTTCGCCTTAAAGTAATGCTCTTGTATTCCAGCAGCCTTAATCCATTTAAGAATTGTGGGCTTACTAACACCAAATTCCTTTTGCAGTTGCATTTGCGACTTACCATTAACATATTGTGAAAGAACTTTTTCTCTGAACTCATTGGTGAACATATAATTAAGATTAATTATCTTATTTATAGTATACACCAAAGTTTACAGTCGGTCAAACTTATTGCAGCCATTCATCTAACCGCAAAATTTTGGGCTTCTGTGAGCATATTATTAGTATGTTATTTAATAATTAGATTAAGCTAAGTAGTCTACCGCATTGCGGAAGGCAAACCTAACTTTAGTAGGATACTTTTGAATATCCAATGGAAGAACTACACAACCGTTATTAGCGCTATCAGTAGCCAGCATGGTATAAGTCTGTGTACCTGCGGCAAGAGTGCCGGTAAGTTTCAGCAATACCCTGCTACCAACTAACGCGTCATAAGCCGACTGTGTCGCCCATGTTGCAGCAGTATCCGGAGCAATCAAATAAGATACTCCAGGCACCATCTTCAGCACTTGAACTGTACCAGCAGCGGCAACTGTATCAGTAGAAGTTGTATCAGCAATTCCTACCATTAAACTTGCGCTACCAGTAATCGGCATGCTAGTTGTCATAGCGACAACGTAAGGACTGCCGAGAACTTTCTGTACAGGTTCACCGGCCTTAATAGAGGCTAGGACTCCAGAGGCAACATTATATTGCCTAGCACCTGGATACCCAAATTCCCCTGAGTCGTAAACTTGTATATCTCCAAGCATTTTGGTAATCAGTTAATGATTAAGCTAAGTAGTTACAGCCGTTGCGGAAAGCAAAGCGAACTTTACCTGGATATTTTGTAATATCCAAAGGTAAAATAACACAACCGGAAGTAGCGCCATCGGTGGCTAAAATGGTATAAGTCGCAGTTTTAGCCGCGGCAGTACCAGTCAAATCTAAAAGCACACGAGAACCAACTAAGGCATCGTAAGCTGATTGTGTATTCCAGCTTGCAGCAACTTTCGGGGAAATCAGCCAAGACAATCCAGGAACTAATTTAGTTACCTTAACGGTACCGGCAGCAGCCACAGTGTCTGTGGAAGTACTTGCGGCTACGCCGGCAAGAAAATCCGTCGCGACAACGGGAGCGTTTGTTGCGAGTGCCGTGACGTTTACTCCAGCCAGTGCTTTCGCAACCGGTTCGCCGGCGTTGATTTTGTTCGCAGTAGTGCCAGAGGCAACTACGAACTCAACATCACCGGGATAACCAAAAGCGCCTTCGTCGTAAATTTGTATATCTCCAAGCATTTTGGTAATTTGTTAATTATTAACGCTTATTTTGCATATTTATCGCCGCCTTCTTAATCATCTCATCCGTTAATCCACGGGCCTTGAGTTCGGCAATTTGTTCGTTAGAAAAATATTGCGTAGTCGTAACGGCGGAATCGGAAGAGGTGCCGGAAGCAGCGGTGGATATGCCTTGCTTATTAGAGAGCGCCGTGGAAAGCTCTTTAACTTTCTTTAACGCGTCCTGTAATAAGGCGTCTTTCTCAGCCTGAAGTTGTCTTTCTTTCTCGGAATAAAGCGCGGCCTGCACTTTTTCAGAAATAAGAGAATCAAGATCGGGCTTGTCAACTTCGTCAACGACCTCATCATTCTGGATTTTACCTTTAGCCTTTAACATTCCGAGACGGTAATTTTCCTTCTCGGTGGCTAACTTGGCCAGTTCGGCATCCTTTTTGGCGAGTTCGGCTGCGAAGTCGACCACTTTTTGATCCGCGGAAGCTCCGGATTCTTCTTTTTTAACTTCCTGTTGGGTAGTGGAAGCATCTACCTCTTTTTTTTCAACTTCCTTTTTCTCTGGTTCCATAACTTTTTAAATGATTTATTTAATGTCGTATCATCGGCCGACGTTAGGGAATTAAAAAGACTGCTTATTAGGCAGTCTTTTAGGGCACCGAATGTGAAACGCTAAGAAACACATTCGGCACCTTATAAGAATGCCCAATCGTTTTTTAGCGTTATTCAGTTTTTTAAAGGTCTATTCCAATAACTTCAAAACATTTTCCATTACATCCAGAGTCCGAAGCATAGTCTTTCCTATAGTTAAATCTTCCAGAGAATTACTGTTATAAAATATCGCGTCCATGGCCTGTTTCTTCGGGGTGGCAATTAATACCTGGTAGAGTAAGGTATTCCGGAAGGTCGCAGCTTCTGCCTTTAGGTCATTAATCTGAGATTCAGTGGCTTTCAGGTCGCCTATCATTATTACATTTCCGGCAGGGGACTTAGTGGTGGAAATAACAAATTCTTTTTTAACCGTTGGTAGTAATGGAGGGGAAGCGAGGGAAGTCTTCTTTTTTACTGGCATATTCTCGTCCTTTCCTAAACCCGGTCATTTCCGCATCGACACGGGTCGATAATTGTTTATAAATCCAGCCGAAAAAGTCAGAAATGGAATTACTGTCCATAGTGGAAGTCTGGTGGGCTATGGCCGAGAACTCCATGTGGAGTTCGCGGAGGTCGTCGAGTTCGCGTTTATTCAAGGAAGTCAGTCTCCAATGTGTTTAATTTTCTCTTTAACATTTCGCGAGTAATAAATGCAGAAATTGCATTTGTCATTCCATCAATCAGTTCAATCGAATCGTGGATGGTCTCGTCTTTAAATAAATCCAGAACAAACTTATATCGTTTATAATCTTTGCTTTCCTTATCCAACATATCCTGAAGTTTTAAACTGCCAAGGGTGCTTTTCCGCATCTTATTATTAAAGGCTTGTCTTATAGCAATCGTAACTGACTGAGTAAAATTCTTCGCATCTTCCACATTCTCGGAAGACATTTCCAAAAAAGGATAGAGCTTATTTTTTACCAGTAGGCGCTTTCTTTTCACTTCCGCTTTTTCCTCCGGAGTCTGTTGTGGCGTTTCCATTTGTAGCGTTTTTTTCTACCGGAATTTCATCCGGCTTAATTATTTTACCTTCACCTTCCACCATTTTAACAATTAGCTTAAACTGGTCTTCAAAATTATCACTTTCCAGGTGGGTCAAGGCTTTCATTTCTTCCACTGTAATTACCGACAGGTCCTGATAAGTGTAACCGTCGGACTCCACATGATTATCCACAACGTGGGTAAAACTGGAACGGTTAAGTCTGAATATTTTTGCTATTGCTTGTCTTGTTTCTGGCTTAAGTGCGAGCCAGTCTCTTATGCTAAGTTGCATAGCGTTTCCTTTCTTTAATTATTTAGCTTGAACTTGTGTATTTTTCTGCTTCATCGCAGAAGCCATGGGTGACTGGTACGGCATACCGGCAGCCATCTGACCGGCACCGGGAGGTTTAGCGGCGGGGGAAGGCTGGCCGGGCTGGTTAAGCCCAGGCGCAGCGGGAGCGGGCATCGCAGACTGCTTCTTTACATACTTACTCGGGTCTTTCTTAGTCTTCGGGTTACTGGCAAATAACAAATCTTTAGTTACCATTTCCTGGTCAGCAAGAGGGTTAAGAATCGCACGATCGTAAGTTTCTAAGTCCAGCGCGCGGGAAAGTTCTTCGCTTTTCGGATTAAGTACATCAGGATTTACCATCAGCGTATACTTACGGTTACGGAAGGCTTCAGGATTCGCTTTTAAAAGTGATACCTTAGCTTTCGGTCCCCCTGCTTCTGCCATAACTTTATAACTTTCAGCAAGCATATCTTCAGGACTAAGTTTCGTGGGAGTGCTGGAATCAAACTTAATCTTACGGGACATCTCACTTCCACCAGTAGCTTTATCCGGCAGAAGGAAAACCTTGTAGGCCAGTTCACCCTCGATCTTACCGGCTTCCGCAATCGTCAGGTACTGCAAAATATCATTCATGCGGAGCTGGCCGTACTGCTTAACAAAACTAGAAATAGATTTAACAAACAAGCCGAGTACGGTGGCTGCGTTCTGTTCAATCTTAGAAATCTCGTAAGCAGTAGCGTTGCCCGGAGTCTGGTTGCCCTGCTGGGATGGGTCAAGACTAGACTGATTAATCGAATCCTCCACCTTCATCAAAGTCTCAAGACCGGTCTTCAGATTCATTGATGTGGTAATTGGGCGCAGGTCCGCGTTCGGATCAGAGAACGTGGTTACAGCGCCCGGCACCACTACATCAGAGCTAATGGCTTCATGGCCTACGGCCACCATTGGCGGCATGACATTAAGGTAAGTACCGTCAATAATCATCGGGTACAGGGTATTGACGATATTCGCGTCCGGCTGGATTATAGCCGCCAGACTCTTGTAATAAAAACAGCGGTTATTAATCATCTGATAACCGAACTTCGTGAACGGATAGGCTTTATCAACGCGCGGGTTCGGGTTATCAGCCGGAGTCATAAACACACCGTTAACCAAGACAACCTTTAGGTCTAAGCCGCGGTTCCAGTAAATAATTTCCTCCACATCTTCCTGCCGCATCGTGGTGTCATACATCTGATAGAACGTAGCGTTCGCGTCATTATAAATCAGCTGAACACCGGGACGGACAAAATCCTTAAAGTCCTGCACGTCGTGATATTTCGCTTCCGCCAGAGAATAAGAAATTACTCTGCGCCTAATAAGCCATCCCTGCTTCTGAATATCCGGCTCGTAAAAATTTTCAATATAAAGTTCGTCTACTGGCACCTGCTGGTCCTGGAAACCGGAGAGCAACTCATCAAGGATTACCTCTTCTGTAAATACACCTTTCTTTTCCGTCGGACGCTTTACAGTCCGGTAGACCTCAGCATATTCCGTGTAGACAATACTAGCGGGAGAACAAAGAGAGGTAACCACAGCTTTTACCGAAGTGTCTTCATAATTACACTTATCTCCCGACCATTCCATCAAATATTCCATGGCCTGGGAAGCGGCAGAGTCTTCATCGGAGGATTCGTCGTATGCAAAAACTTTCGGGAAAATCAGGCGCGCGGTCGCGTGAGCTGCTATGCTGATACACTTATTCCGAACAATCGGACGGATAGCTTTACTCTTCCATCCATTAATCTCATCACCTTCAAAACCCTCGCCGTTATTCGGCTGGTAGGTATTAAACGCCATCTGATCCACAGTGTCACAATTAATTACCGACAGGTCATTAAACTCCACGCGCGGCTTGTACATCGTAATATACCCTAAGCAAAAGTGCCGCAGAATCATGTTCCGAATATCAGCCTGCTTGTCGGTCAGCTTGTAAGTCGTAGTGCCGGCAACCCCGAGAGTTTTATAATTCTTCGGAGTCAGTTTAGAGTCTGAAATAGACCAAACCGATGCAGTCGGTTGCTTGTTAACGTCAAAATCTGTTTTTAAGATTGACATAAGATGTTTTCTTTATTCGTGATGGGTAAAAAACGCTGGCTGTATTTTTATTCGCGGATTCCGCGGTCTCGAGCTGGTATGACAAGGCGTCAGTAAGGTCGTCGTGTTTCGCTTTCGGGAACTTTAGGAGCTCGTCAATCAAGTCGACCATGTCACGCTTTAAATAAACTGTACCTGCCTCAAACCTAGGGACTAATCCTTCAATCCTGGCAACCTTGCTTTTACCTAAATCTTTTAAACCTTCAACTAGAAAGAACGTATTCCGTTTCCGCATCTCGTCTTCCATGGCCGGCTTGACCGTATACTCAAAGGCTTTCTGTTCTATCCCGAATTTTACGGGATGAAAGTAAGAGTAAAGTCCGAATATTTTGTCAATTAAATCTTTTTCTGTTCCTTTAAAACGTTCAGCCATTCTGATGTACCAGTTGTTGTCTTGGTCAACGGAGTTGACAATAATACCCGTCGCATCAGCAGTTTTATCAAGCGAGTAGGCTCGGTCGATAGTGATGTAGGTGTTAAACTGTCTTCCGACGATTTCTTCTTCATAAAAATATTTAAACTTCTCTAACTTAAATTTACGATTCTCATCTGAGATAGGGTCATTCTGGTATTCCTGGTAGAACAAAGGCCCCTGGCCCTTAGCCATGTAGTCCTGTTTCAGAACATCCAGGTCTCGGATAGAGAGGTGCTCCGGCCAGAGCGCGCCCCAGTCATTAATCGCGCGGTAGACTCGTTTTTCAAATTCGCGGTAGAGGGTCGCCTGTGTGCGAGGGTCAATGCCGACAATCTTTGCCAGCAGGGAATCGTAGTGCAAGATTGTCCCAATGATTATTACCCGCCCGTTAATATCCAGGGAAGGGATAACCGCAGCGTTAAACCACCGCTCCAGCTTCGCGCGCCGCTCCATGCTTTCAGTAAGTTCTTCGTTCTCCAAATCATCGCAGATAACCAGAGTAGGCCGGGACTCCATAAACTTCAGTCCACGGACCTTCATGCCGGCACCAACTGCTTTTACCATTATGCCGTTACAAATAATCTCGCCTTCACTCCACTTCTGTGTTGTTAAATCGCCATAAAATAATTTAAGCCGGTCATTACTTTCAAACTCTGCTTTTAAACCTTCTAAAAAAAGTGCTGCCTGTGAGTAGGTATCAGATACCAGTAGGATAAAACGTTGTGTTCGATTCACGATTTCCCAAGCCATGTAAACCAGGTCGGTGACTGTAGATTTTGCATGCCCCCTGGGTGCGCAGATTCCTATACGTGTCAGTGTCTTATCTTCATAAAGTTCATACAGCTCCCGGTGAAAATCCGGAGTGGCAAGCTTCAGGTGGTGCGGGAAAAAGTATCTGCCGAAACTTTCAATATCCTCAGAGAATATCTTCTTCAGTACCTGGATTTTCTGTTCCCCCGACAAGTTCCCCGGGGATAGCGTTTCTTCTACCGGCATAAGCGTCTAAAATCTTTGTTAATTCATCATCGGAAATAATATTTACAGTCGGGTTAAGGGGGTTACCCATAGAGGTAATATCCTTCCGTTCTATCGGTTTATACCCGGAGCGGTCAAGGATATCCCGAGCCGCGGCAAGGACAACATTTTCATTCCTGGAGTAGAGAAGTGAACCTAAAGCATCAGCCGCATACTTAGCATTAGCGGAAATAGCTTTCCTGACTTCCGGATTATCCATGTTCTCGTCCAGAATTTTCTGGGACTCACTTAGCAGCTGATTTTCGTCTTGCATGGGATTTCTTTTTTACATGTTGTGGAAGTTTGGCGTTGCGTGGTGTGTGGCGCGAAAACTCTTCTGCCAGTAGGGGTTTCTGGGAATATAGGTACCGTCTTTGAGCTTTACTTTTGAAGGGCAAATTAGTATTCTCCTTCTTTTTTCTCGACAGCGACGGATTCATCTCCGTCGCAGTTAGCAATATACTCGGGACCGAGCATGCGGCCCTGTTCTTCCATGTAAGCTTTGCCGGTGGAGCGCGGAGATTCCGACATCTCACCGGTTATGATTCTCTTGAGACCTGACATCGTGACTCCTTTTTCTTAAAAATAAAAAATACCGACAACAAAGTCGTCGGCTAGGCCTGGAGAAAATTAAATTTTCCTGGCAGGTAATGCATATAAGATTATTATAGCACAAGGATTAAGAATTAGCAACTGTGCATAACTTTTCCCACTGGGATAGGAAGTCAGGGAAGTCTTTAACCACCAGAATCAGAGCGCCGGACTTACGGGCCTGTAGGTGGAACGAAACTTGACCTTCAGACAAACGGTCCTTACCTGTTTTTACCTCTATGCCGAGGTAGCGGCCATTAAATATTCCCACAATGTCCGGCTGTCCGGTCTTGCCCGAAGGGCGGAAACCGACAATGGCACCGTCGTGGACCATGGGAATACCTCCGGAGTTCTGCCGCCAGGCGAATATGCGATGTTGAAAAAGGAAGTTTAGGATGTCGTTAGTCGTCTGGTTAGTGGGTGACTTAGCCATAAGATAAGGATAGCATACTTGACAACCCTACGGTTATCCACTAGACTATTCTTATATCATTAAACAACAAACCTATGAAGAAAACAAAGAGAGTAGTCAGGTCAATTACTGTTCAATTATATCAGAAACACTCCGATATAATCGACAGAATACAAGAAGACGAGGATATTTCCGGCAGAATAAGAAACTTAATCCTGGAATACGGAGAAAAAACATACCCTGAGACCCCGGCGTATGCGGAAGCCCTAAAAATGCGCGCAGAAAGTAAGAAAAAAATAGAAGAAGAAAAATTAGCTTTAGAAAAAATGTCTCCGGAAGATTACTGTAGCGGAGTGCTGGGGGGTAAAGTGAGCGCTGATGGGACCTCGTGCTGCTTTGTTTTAATAAATACCAACATTAAGAGGATTCCATTAGGGGAAATTAAAGATTGGAATGCGGACGATGGATTTCCTAAGGATCACAGGGCGATATTAGATAAGACAGCGGTAGATTTTAGCGGAAGACTGATCGACGATAATAACTGGAAGGCGTGTATGGAGGCATTAGAAAAAGCATAGCCCTTGACAGGTTGTTTAGTGTTGTGCTACCATATAAGTAGCAATAACATTAAATAACAACAATATGGAACTCATAGACCAGTTTGTTAGCATGCAGTTGTCCGACAGGACGAAGCAAATTTATAAAAACGTGCTTAGTCGGTTATATAACCACTACGAAGGTTCTTTTCCGGAAGGAAATAAGTGGACAACCGATTATATCTCGCACCTTAAAAGCGCGGGGCTTGGCAACAACACCGTGAACTTACACATCACAGCCATCGCGTCGTTTTATAAAAAGATGTTTGATAAGAAACTTTATTATGATCGGTTGAAAACCACTCCGGCTCAGGTAAATTTCCTGAAGGATGAACAAGTCGCGACATTACTAAAGGGTGCCAGTAAAGAATTTGAACCGGTAATTAGGTTCATGTTGGACACGGGGGTAAGGGTAGCGGAACTGGAGTGGGTAAGCCGGCAGGAATATTGGGAAGTGCCGAATTATTTTGTGATTATCGGTAAGGGACAGAAACAGCGCGGCGTGATGATTTCAGACGAGACAAAGAAAACACTGAAACCCGGGTTGATATTTGGCAGGGTGTGGACCATAAGGATGGTGCAGTACCACCTGACACGATTATCGAAAAAGAATGGAATGGGTAGGGTGTGGCCGCACATGCTAAGACATACCATGGCGACGAAAATGTTAGGAAATGGAGTAAATATTTTAGAGATTAAAGAGATGTTGGGCCATGCTTATCTGGCGACTACGGAAGTTTACACGCACGTGACGCAGGAGGGGCTAAAAGAGACGTGGATGAAGTGCCATAATAAGCAAAAAACTGCCATTAGAGCGTAGTAAATTTAAAAGCCGTAGATTTTACCGTCTGCGGCTTTTATTATGCGGGGGTGTGGAGAATCTGGGCTATGGGTGAAAAGTAACCGGTACCTGGAGGTGGGGTATATGGGTATGGGGTGGAAAGGCTTGAAAGTTAGGGAAATTCCAGACACTGGTATTCAAAATTTTAAAAGTTCACCGGTAATGCAAAAACGGGCGGTGGGGCGGGGGTGGGGTGGGGGGCTTGGGCACTTACCAATAGGGCAAAATAGAACAATTTGTTGATGTTTTTTATACCTTGTTGTACAACCTTATGTTATGCATCAACCTATAAGGCCTATATAAGCCAATAGAACTAAAAGACACTTGACAAAAGACCGTGCAACCAGTGAAACAATGCCCTTAGGCCGTAAACCCTGTATGCCATTATTCAAAATAAAAAATATACAATTTTTTTTTCTTGTTTTTGGGTACATATAGTATTCACTTTATTATAACATAAATTTGTTATTTTGTCACCTTATGCGCTTCCTAGACGATATTCTGCTATGTTTTGTCAAGTTTTATGTTATAATAAAATCACTTAAAAAAAATACACTATAAGATTATTATAATTCGCTCACGTTTGATACCTTGCTCTCTTTAATGTATCTATCATTATAATATTTTAATTTACTAGTTTGTTACTAAGGTATTATTATACTGTATTTTTAAGCCAAAAGAAATTTTCTTACTCTTATTTAAGCAATAATCTCCATTTTAACGCTATTTTCCCCTTGACAACTGTTTAATTATCGTCTACAATGTATCTATACACTTAAAAATTAAACAAAAAACCATATGAGTAAATATGATAAAAACATCCGGCAACTTATGCTGGAACGCGAACTCACCTTAGGCCGCGTCTGCAAAAGCCAAGACCACAACCATATACTAGCCACCACAATCTCTTGCCTAAGGCAATCACCAAAGACACCTTACAAAATCAACCACTACCAAAAAATATAATTTTTTCGCTCTGTTTATCTTCTATAGGTAAACAGGCACGACAAAACTATATTAGCAAGCTAAAGCACTACATGAGCCGATAGCACTTTAAAAACATCATACAAGGCACAGCAAGGCGGGTATGAGGGGATATAATATATATGGATATAATAGTAAATTTTACAGCCACCAACGCCATAACAGTCAAAGATATAGATTTTGACCCTGATTTATTTGACTTATATGGCGATTATGCCAATGATTTGTTAAGGGCATTTTATGAGCTGAATAAAAATGACATCAGAATAAAAAATGCAAGCCTAGCGTTAAAAAAAGATAACAAAATATATACAACCTTACATCCGATAACAGTTTAAAATCTTAACACTGCCCGCCTTGCCTTGCCTTGTATGATAAAATAATCACCACTACCAGAACAGGGGACGGAAACTATAAAGGGGATAATATGGATAAGCCAGTAGTAAATAAAGCTTTGTTAAAAAAATTAGGCTTTGAAGATTATAGGGAGTTTATTGTAGAGTTTGGGAATTGGGCTTATAGTGAAGATTTTACCTATAGGGAAAAAATATATACATCAAGTTTTGAAAGACTGCTACAAAATTATATTGAATGGAAGTTAAATTAATAACTAATCTTCCGCCCTCTATTCTGTTAGTGGTGATAATCGCCTTATACAGGCAAAAAGCCCAGGCGTGCAACCCGCATGGCAATACAACAATAAGAAAACCCGCGCATAAACTGCGGGGAGATAAATATATGAATACAACCGAAAAAATATACTGGTCAAATGGTTATCAAATACGCGGCGGCTGGTTTAAAACCTTAGCGTTATCGTTTGCCAATATCGGCATTTTATTCTGCTGGGGCAACAAGCCACAAAAGCAAGGTTTTTACAAAAGTTTACAATTTTATAAACTTATTTAACTAATGCACTTAATGCGCGGATTCTCTTATTGTTGGCAGAAGTGAGCTTATAGGGGACGGCCAGCCTATAGGCTCTCTCCTGTTTTTATACAGGTAACGCGCGATAAAGGCGCGGAAGATTTTAAGCGCGCGGCGATCATATACGACCGCGCGCGCCCCTCGCGCTGGTATGGGCTGGTGAATGACTATCCGAGCTATGGATAATCCGGAACATCAGCCCTGCCGGTTAAACTCCGTAAGCCCTCCGGCTATCGGAATAAACTAATAATTAAACGAATAACGAATATGGCTATTTGCCAAGAAAAGACTAAGCTAAACAACTAATTGAAAGGTTAAAAAAATGAATCTCCAACCACGAAGCCGAGAAGAATGGCAATTACAAAAAGATTTTATTGAAAAACATATGGCTATGGGTGGAATTGTCGTATGTGGAAATGTTTAGGTTGTTATCAGATTTAACAGGCGAATTAGAAAATATGAGAATTGTAAATGAGGGTGAAACGCCTGATACCCCTACTGATATTACAAAAATAAATACAAGGACTTATTAGATTTTTAAAAGAAATAATTAAACGAATAACGAAATATGGAAGAAAAACCACTACAACTTATTATTCGCCCGAATTTGACCTTGCGTCCCGCGCAGGAAACTTTGTATAAACTTATCAGCCAAAAGCTAAAAGATAATCAGTCTATAACTTATGAAGAAGCGCAGGATATTTATTTTAAGCAGGGCTGTAGGAATATGATAAACGGCTGGCCGCATTATTCTTATTCGGTACAGGATAACGAAACTAAACAATGGATAAGAAAAGATGTTAGATTGTCGGAAGAGTTTGTTAAATATACAGTTTTCCAATGGCTGACATTTAATATCGGTAAACTTGTTATTAAAGGATATTTAAAAATAATCCCTCAAATAGAATTAAATTAACCCCTCCGGCCCGAACCCCACGCCGGGGAATGAAAGGAAAAGTATATGGAAAGCTTTGTTTTAACAGCTAAAGAATACGCAGACTATGAGAAAAGTATGGAAGTTATAAGAAAGTTTAACCGATCTACTCACACAGTAGCTGATGTTGAAAAACTCCAAAATGCTTATAAAATCCAAGAAGAAATATTTAATAAGCCAAGGCCAAGGCCAGAAATTGGAATAGCTATAAAAAATATAGCCATCAATGATGTAGTATATAACTTTGATTTAAAACCTATTGAAGAAAAAAACCCTTAGTTTCCCGACCCGCCGCGCCCGGATAAACATCGGACGCGGGGGCCGGAGCGCTAATGCTACGGAGAAATAAAAACAAAATGACTAAATGGCAAAGTTTCAAGCACTGGCTCTCGTCCGTGCGCCGGCATAAAATACTATACGCGTTAATCGTGGTACTATCTTATGCCCTCTATCACACAGTAACGCACAATTACAGTTTCCAACAGCCCATAATCAACAAGCGCGCCGAGTCTTATCTTGACTTATGGAATACGCGCGCGGTCTGTCTGCAAGCCCTGGACGAAGCCCAGGCAGCTATCCACGCCAATAACGTGGCCGCTACGGCGGATTTTAATCAGTAGTATTTATATTCATCCCGTTACACTCTGTAACGGTTTGGATTATGGATATTATGCCTCACCAGAAAATAGGAATTAACTTCCTAATAAATAAACTAAACAACGGAATCAACCCCGTGCTTTTTGATAGTGCCGGTACGGGAAAGACGCTTCAGGGTTTGACAGTAGCGCGCCAGTTTACTCCTGCCGGTAAAATCTGTTTATGGGTTACTTTGGCCTCTTTAAAAAATCAGTTAGAAAATGAAGTTATTAAATTTGGTATTGATTTTAGCCCTTTTGTGCTTAATGGCTCAAAAGTGAAGCGAAATTTGACACTACAAGCCGCGCAAAAAGCCTTGGACGGATTAAAGCCCGTCTTATTAATTATAAATTACGAGGAATTACTTTGTCTGCCGGATTTAAGTTTTATGGCTACGTTGCCTATAACAATAATTATTGCTGATGAGTGTACAAAATTATGTAACCAGAAAAATCGCACTTATAAGAATCTGAAAAAGTTAGCTGATTATGTAAAGGCTAAAAAGGTGGCGATGAGTGGAACGGTAATTTCCAATAATCCAATGGAGGCATATTCTTTATTTGAGCTGCTTAACCCCGGTGCTTTGGGTTCTTGGATTAATTTTGTTTCCCGGTATATGGTGCCGAATATGTTTTCCCGCGTGGGTTATGTTCGCACATCAAGACTGCCGGAACTTGCCTCTCGCCTTGAGCCTTATTACTTAAGGCGTGAACGTGAAGTTTTATTACCAGACTTGCCGGATCTAATGGAAGAAGTCCTGCCGGTAACAATGACAGCCAAGGAAAATAAACTTTACAGTCAGATCCGTTCGTCCCTTTTATTAGAAATAGCCAAGGAAGAAATAAACAAAATTGAAACGCCGCACACTATGGATTCGGGTATAGTAAAATTTACCCGGTTACGACAGCTTTGTGTTTCCCCGGAACTATTAGGGGAAAACCACGAATCCAGCAAATTAGCCGCTTTAAAGGAGTTTTTAAGCACTATAAACGGCGCTAAGGCACTCATTTTCACCGAATTTAGCTCTGCTATACCCTTTATCCAGGCAAGTCTGCCTGTTGGGTCATCTTTGGTAATTCAAGGCTCTACAGGCCAGGAATTGAGGCAAGGGATAGTAGACCAATTTATGGCCGATCCTGCTATCAAGTATCTTATAGGCACAAAAGCTCTTGAGATGGGCTTGAATTTGACCAAAGCTGACTATGTAATCCACCTTGACCCCCCGCTAACCTACTCCAGCTATGATCAGCGCTGCTCCCGTGCCCGAAGACAAGGCCGTAACGATAAAGTAATCTCCGTCCGCATGGTTACTGCCGGCACACTTGAGCAGCGGATTTATAAGTTAATAGAAAATAAACAATTAATATCACTGGCTAGTATGCCCTATTCAGTGATGAAGGAGATACTTGATGAAGAAAATTAATTACCCCGGCTACGCCGTTAAAATAAGCCGATGGAGAAGGCTTATGATGTGGCTGTGGGCAGTAAGGCATCCATTTGTCTCTAAAGGAATAATAAATAGGGTTAAAGAAGACCAGAAAGCTTTAGACCAGATATATAATATGATAATGGATAGAGAATTTTTACGAGCATTACCTCCAATTAATATTAAGAAAGGAAAATCCAATGGCTAAGAATCTTAGTGCCCTCGCCTACATGTCCGAGAACGCCCCGGAGCTGGCCGAGCGTTACCTAGAAAAAGTAAAGCAAGCAAAAAGAGAGCGCTCCAAACTTCGCCAGCGCCTAATGGCCAAAGCGTTCGCCGGCAGTAAAGAAAACACCCCTGCTAATGAATAGCAAGGGTGTTTTTTAATCACTTGATTTTCTAAAGGCTAATAACCATCCCCATATCGCACCCCACGGAAAGAATACCGTTGCTAGCCCTAGTATAAAATTATCCCTGTCGTAATAATTAAGTTTATTTTGGTATCGCCATAAAAAAGTTATACCAGCAATTGCTCCATAGACAAAAAGTCCTGATAAAAATTCCAATAAAATATCCATATTATTCTTTGTTATTTTTATTGTATTCTACAATCTTTGCCACTATTTTATAAATAGTAAACGCTGCAACGCATCCAGCTACTAGCTGTAGCCCCATTGAAACATAGTTTTGCCAAATATACATTCTTACTACTGGTATTACTGCATCTGCTAACTTTTGAGTAGTAGCATCATTAACGTTTATATTTAATGTTTTAATGGTGTCTACTATTTTTTGCACTTGGTCTGGGTTCATACTCTCTCTCCCTTCTGCCGCTAAGCGGCGTTAGTTAAATATCTGCGTCTACTTTTTTATGGGCGGCGTATCCTCTCTCGTACATACCGTCACCGTAACTTATTATTGCTTCCTCTAATGTTCTTTCGGAAACCATTAAACCGTCGTGCTCAATTATCACCTGGTCATTTTCTTTTTTTCTATCTACTTTCATACTTCTCCTTTCATTAATTATCTCCCCGCTTCGGGCGAAGATTGGGCGAGGGTTATAACCTACCGGCCTTGCAGCGAGGGTCCTGGGGCATCCTATTGAGCCCTTTTTATATATTTCCACCATTTCCAGTTAGTTTGTTCGCCTTCTTCCTTTTCAAATATCATTCCCAGAAAAGGAACTTTAGGAACTTCTCCAGCATGAGTATATCTATAACCCAGCTTGTCACGCTTCGCCCAGTTTTTATTATTTATATATCGTGGTATTGCAAACCAAACCAATACCCATAATTCCCATAAAGGCAAATACCATAGGTGCCTGTTGGTCTGCCACTCCGTAAAATGCCGGCAATAAAAACATTTACAATTATACATATATCCTAGTTATTAAATAATGTCGCTAAACTCGCACTATCTTCAAGGCTGACTCCTTATTCGATATAGGGGCTAATACAGTTAAATACGTCTTCGTTCGTGTAGCAGTCTAAACTCATCCATCCAGCACACATAGAGTCAGAATATTTTTCCCACAACTCAACACATTGAGAAGGAGTTGCTTTATAGCCGTTCTCGGCTAAGACTCCTTGAATCTGCTTAACGTCTTCAGGAAACTCAATTTCTCTATCGGTTTTTATTATTAAATCTTTCATATATCTAGTTATTAAATAATGTTCCTAAACCCGCGCTATCTTCAAGGCTGACTCCGGGGTCTTCTGAATTAGTTTTCTTGGTCTTGATGGCAATCATAACAAAATTCGAAATGTTCGTAGCCTTCTCGTTTTTCCTCTCCACATTCAGCGCAATTAGGTTCATCGGAAAAATCGGTATAGCCACTACTCCTGTTATTTTGGTCTTCTTTTATCTTAATAGATAAACCTTTAAATTTATCTATACTAATAACAAAATCACATTTAGAATCTTCACAACCTATAAGAAATACACTATGGGCTTTTAGATTTTTATTACACTTCGGACATTTATTGTTTGGTAGATTTGACCAGTTCATAAGTTAGAAGTTATCTTGCTTTTTTAAAATATCATATTTGATTTGTTCCCAATTATTATGAGCATTACATTTTCCTTCAGCGTGGGCAATCATATAAATTTTTGTAATAAGTTCAGCCATAGCCATTTTCATTTTATCTTTATGTTTTATTCGTTTATCAGTTAACCACCATTCTACATCCAGACCAAAATCCCCGCCGGTAATAATATTTATCGCTTCTAAAGCTCTATGGGGATTTTTCATATATTGGAGTAATAATTATATTTTTTCTATCATAATTAAGTTGTCTTAATTGGCACATATACTTATACCCGTCTTCTCTGTTAGGAAATTTCTTTTCCTTAAGTTTGTCATATTTATCTCTAAAGGAAACCATAACTCCTCGGTCTAGCGGGTCTAAAAAATCAAGCTTTTCCATTATTTTACAACGATGATGTCCGCAATTATATAGGCAATAATTTTGCATATAAGTCTCTTAATTATTAAATAATGTTGTCAATGCTGCCGTGTCATCCAAACTCACTCCTTCAGGCTCTACGGGCAAAGGCACCACATCTTCAGTCCCAGCCAGCTCCCGTTCCACCATCTCTATGCCTTCAAATTTACTCATTATCTGCCGGTAGTCGTCACGCATTTTATAAACAAACTTCTTATCATACAGGCCGCTATGCCGGTCTATAATCTCCAGGGCCACTAAGTCATCGAGGTGAATTTTAGCTGACTCCTCTGGGATCCTCATCACCTCCGCTAATCCCTTGAGGGTAATCCCCAAACTATTAGCTGTCGCGGCTTCCATAACTTCTTTCCGGCTGCTAGGGATACTGTCCATTGCAATCTTGCATAGTATCTTATTATCCAGCGGCAGCAGCGCCCCGCCGTTCATAATCATGAAAGCTCTGGCTAAGTTCGCTAACTGCTTGGCAAACCTGTAAGGCATTTCCCTTAAATTTTTACGTTCTATCGGGCTAAGACTGCTGAAGGCTTTTCTCTTTATACTGCTCCGGGCCTTGGTAGCCATATTAGACAGCTTGGCTATGTCTCGCCTGGTCTCTACAGTCAGTGTCGGCACCGGCTGTTCTCCCCAGTTTGTGCCATCCAGGTAGTCTTTAAAACATTCGCCTATCATCTTCCTCATGCCCTTGTCGTCCCTACCGCCGAGAATTTCAAAAGTAATATCGTCTATGCCTTCATCCGGGGACTGCTTCATGTAGTATTTAATCGCACGCTGCCCTACCGCCGCGTCATCGGCCTGATAGTCTTCAATAACGGAAGTTACGCCGGCAATCAGTCCCATGCGGATGTCTTTACGGTCAATATCTTCGCCGGTACCGAAGGACTTACTGAATGTACCGTCATAGATCATTCGAAGCTGGCTAAAAATCGACGCTGATTCTCTCTCATCTTTTTTCAGCAGTACAGTTAAATCTTTAATTACCATTATGGCATCTTTGGGCAGCCTGTCTATCAGCGAGGAGCTTTTGTCAGTACGCTTAACCCCAGACACAAAGGTCTTAGAGGTTAAGTCGTCTTTAGGCATTATTCCGGCTGCGTAAGAAAGTGCCAGTAACAGTTCGGATTTAGCGCCAGAGCTTGATGTAGCCACGAAAAGCCAAGTGGGATCTAAAGAAACCAACCTATTAGCTATGACTGTGGCACAGAGGAGCTTGATAATTCCAGTATCGGTAAGTTGTAAGTAAGTCGCGACATTTTTTTCAAGCTGTTCTAAGGTCATAGCGTTTATGTTTTAACTTATCGTTTCCAAATAAATTTACTAGATGTTAGACTTATCTTAAGTCTAATTTCTTTTGAAGTTTTATGTCCTTTTTTAAAGGAGCCACTATTTATTTCTCTCATAAAAAATACCCTTTGAGGCCAACAACCCGGCAGGGTTGCTAGCTTTAAAGAGTATTCCACCTTCTGCCGCAGGTGATACTCTTATTATATCATAAATGTAAAATAAAACGAACTGCCTTAATAAAGTCTAGGTTTTGGGTCTTTTCCACCAGATCAATAACGTCGCCTCCTATTGCACATTGTCCGAAGCAGTGCCATCTGTTTTGTTCTGTATATACTGTAAATGATCCTGTAGTTTCATTATGTCCTGGAAGGGGGCACTTCCCAATGAGTGTTCTGCCCCTTTTTCTAAATTTCCAACCCACAAGGTAATCCGATATAGGCGATTCTTTTGCGCGTTTAACATCGTTTGCTGTAATGCCGTGCGTACTCCTACAAGAAACAGGTCGAAGTCTGTAAAGACATTCTTTAATTCTTTTGTTGGTTTTGTCCAGCTGTTGTTTATTGCATATTTCGGCAAATCCGCTATTGTCACGGTTATTTTGTTCGATGAGTCCATAAGCCTGTTGTCTTAGTTGTTTTAAGAGTTCCTTTAGGAACGATTTACTCGGCTTGAATATCTCCCACGGGCAATATTTCGGCCGGCCCGGGTTGTCCGGCCACTCCATCATGTCCGCTATTTGTTGGTCCGTGTAAGTCATATTTTTTGAGAAAATCTTTAAGCTTCTTCCTGGCTGTCAGTAGGTAGACCATCTGGTCCACCGCTTCATCTATGGCTTCGTCTATTAAAATTTCCGGTGATTTATCCGCCAGATTGTCATTTTCTCCTTTCTCGGCTTGCCCTTTACGGTATTTGGCGTCAATGAGCAGGGTGGCTTTGGCTAAGATGTAATCAAGATGTTCTTCTTGTTGTGGTTTCATTTGTTTAGTATATTAATTATCGTGGTTAAATTATGGTTAATGTGCCAAAGTATAACGCATATAATCATACCAAATACCGTTCCTAAAAATATCTTTAACAACTGGATAACTGTTTCGTCGTCCCCCATAGTATTTTTTGGTTCTGGTATATCAATCATATTCCTATTTGTTAATTCCCACGAACCTTACTAGGGGAAGGTGCTTCTAACTATCTTCGTAACCCGTTCCCTTTCAGCCATCGTTGCCGCGTTCCAGGTGCTGCTAATAAAATCCTCAAACCACACATTACCGTCTTTTAATAAGTCTTGGGGTAGAATTTCACCGTAAGCCTTTTTGTATTCTTCCCTGAAACTTTTTAGGCACTCATCTAGGGTTTGCATAGTCACGAACGTTAATTGTTTTTTAAATGGTCAAAGTTAAATTTTAGCATTTCAAGCAGTTTTTCTCTCCATTGGAGTTTATCAGGATATTTACAGTCATTGGCATAAAGCCATTCTAAGATATTCTGATAGGCGCGGTTTTTATCTATGGTAACTTTCTTTAATCTTTTTTCTATTTCCATTTTTTCCATATTTTTCCTTTTCTCCCTTTGAGGAGTTAATTATCTAAACTATCCTTAAATATTTTTATTTTATCTAACGCATCTTTGATATCCACACCTTCTACATATACCACAAGAATAATAGCGATTAATCCACCACCATTTATCTTTATGGCCAAAAAGTTTACAAAAGATGTTCATAATTCTTAGCCGGATATTAGTTATTTAATTCAAGTAATTTATCTAATTCTTCATCTGTAACTATCCTTTTGTGAGGTTTGTATTCTAGGTTCCTGATTAACTTACCCGCTGCCCAATCCCTTGCCATCTTAGCAAATCTCTCTAGGCGCTCATCTTCTGTTTCTTTATGGGGTTGGGTGTATTTGCTCATAACCTCTCCTTAATTAATCTCTACCTTATATTGTAATGGTGGCTTACCATTGTGGATCGTTATCCAGTCTGCTACGCGTTGTTGATAACTTATCCCCCGGAAGTTATATTCGCTGCGGAGCATACAGTGATAGTAATCGTCTTCCAGAAGTTTCAGGTTATCGGTATCGCTAAGGCTTATGGCTGTCTTAAAGGCTTTCTTGACTTTCGGGTGCAGGAGCGCCAGGCTTAATAAGTTTATCGTTTGGGAGAATTTATCAAGGCTATTATTTTTTCTCTGGATTAACCGATTTAAAATACCTTTAACTTCTTTCCTTAAATCCCCGTTCCAGTTTACATCCGTCAACGCGTCTTGTAGCGGGTATTTATAGGCTTCGTCATATTCCAGCAGGTGAGCTAAGATTTTTCCGGTATTTTCGGTTACCGGTATACTAATGCCTATGCCTATAAGGAAGTTAGAAATTAATTCTCGCAGTTCCCGGCAGAACACGCAGTAACGGTTATCCTTTAAGTAGTAAGGTTGTAAGATTATATCTGCCATCCTTATATACTGCTGGAGTGCGTTCTCTATCAGCTGTATCTTATACTTCCATAGAGTAAGTGCAAAGCCTATGGCTGGGAGAAATATTCCCCTACTTCGTAGGGTCATAATCATCATCAGCGTCTGGCGTTTGACCATATTATTTGCCCATACTCCGTCCTGCGTCGGCCAGCCTTTCTTCGGGTATTTGCAACCTTCGTAATGGATTAGTATGCCGCCTTCTTCCGGGAACTCTATGCGTGTGGCTTTAAATACTACGGTGGTACGGCCTACCATGTCCACCGGAGTTATGTCAGGCTTGTCGAATATTTCTTTTGGCGGTTGGATTATTTCCATTAGGTTAGTGACTGCCCCACCCATAGCCCGCCAGACCGGATGGTGGTGCTTGTGTTTCCGAGGTCAGGCTATGGGTAGGGGAAGTGGGTTAAAGTTTAAGTTCTGCCGGTAGTATCAGCACTGGGGGTTCTTTAGGGTTTTTACGGCTATCGAAGTAGTCATACTGCCACGTTTTCTGCACATGTTTGAATACCTTTAGGTGATCATGCCAGTCGGGGTAAGTTTCGAATTTATATCCCTTTTTACTTTTAGTACCCATCTGCACTACGGCTGTCTGTTCTACCTTTAGGTCAGTGTTCTCTTCCACGGCCTGAGCGTAACTCGCGAACTGGAGTGGGTAATGTTCATATAGACTGCCGGAAGTTTTCCAGTCAATGACCGTGATTTTACCGTCAATTTTGGCTATGCAATCTACCCGGCCGGCGAACTTATATTTTTTACTAAATAGCGCTATTTCAGTCGCCAGTATTTCAGGATTTGTATCGTGGAACCAATCCACGAAAGTGGAGATTTTCCACCATTCTTCTAAAGAATATGCTTGTTGTTGTAGGGCCTCTTCCATTAAAAGTACCTCTATAGCCCGGTGGACATTAGTGCCACGCTCTCCTGCTTCGCTCTTTATTCGCTGACTTTCGTTCCACCCTTGGTCCGCGATCCACCGGGTTAAGTGCTGGCTCTGGGGGTAAGCATTAAGAATGGTGGTAACGCTGGGAAAGTATCCTAAGAATTTGCCATTAGCGTGGACACCGTACCAGTGCTGCGAAAGAGTGGGAGCTAATTCTATCTTGTAATCTGTTTTAAAATTAATCATCTTCCTCTTCCTCCTCAGGCGGCTTCCAGTCGCTTTCCTTGTCGTAGAACTTAATGTTATCAACGTCCTGATCGTTATCAGGTAAATATGGATTTTGTGTCATAATAATTTCTTTAAGTTTACATCTCCTGCCCTGAAGGATATCGGTTGACGTTGATTCAGGCCCAGCAGCCGTCCTGGCCTTACCGCATCCCTCGAGGGTAGGAGACGCCCGAGGCTCACTCGGGCGGTTCTGTTACAGTCCTGCTGCCTGTACTGCCGGATCTGTCGTGGGATTTACTGCTTCAGTAACTAAGTACACTGTCTTTGGCCCTTCACCTTCACGCGTAATTGTAAAACTGGAACCCTTAACAATGCCGTTAGCCTTTAACTGTTTGGCAAACTTAGCCGACTGGTTATCAAAGTTCTTTTCCTTGTCACCGTATTCGGTTTCTACTACACACACTAACCTTAAACACTGCACTTCATCGCCGCTAAAACCTATCTTAGTCACCATCTTTAGGGACTTCAATGTTTTTACTTTCACGGATTCTCCATCGAGCAGGGAGAGAAACGGGCTGTCCGCTTTCTTCTGGTCGATGAAACTGTCTAATGCATCTTCTGCCATATGCTTATTTGCTTTCTGCCCTTATGGGCTTATTTAATCACTGTTTGTTAATAACTCAATATAATACTTAGCTACCGAATGGTTACACCCGATCTTTTGCACTATTTCATTGGCTGATAAGCCTTCCCGGATAGCTTTAACTATTTTGATTGTCCTATTGGCTGTATCCAGAATTCTCTGGACTTCTTTTTCGTTGATAGTATTCATATAATTTATATTACACCTCTGTTACAATCGTGTCAACCATAACAAAACCGCCACTTTCCTTAAAGTGGTACACAAGTTATGCACAGAAAGTAAATGGCTCTACTTCATCAATCTGATGAAGTAAATGGCTCTACTTCATCAATCTGATGAAAATGCCAGCTTTAAGGGGAAGCTGGCGAACCATAGGGCAGCACAGGCGGGCTAAAACTACGGGGCGTCAGGCGGCTTTGGTGTGGAGGGAAGAGATTGCAGTATGATGGCGGAAAGCCAGCATGGTAACCTCCGGCTTGTCAGTAAAGAGCGTTTCAACCCACCAGTAGGCGTTGTCGCCGATGTCGTTGACCTTAGCCGTCAGCCTGACGGCGTAATTACGGTGACAAACCATGTCACCTACTTTGAGGTCTTCCGTTAAAGGCATAAGCCCTCCTAGTCGCGGATTTGCTCGTACATATTGGCGCGTACCTGGCAGGGAATACACACCGACAGTGCGTATCCATCTTCCGTGATAGTAAGCATATGCACGGTGTCCTGCCTGCAAAGACAGCAGTAGCAAACCGTCGTGGGGTGAGCCTCGGCCGTTGTTGTAGTCAAAGTTTCCTCCTTACAAATTCCGACCGGCAAAGTAACTTGAGATTAAGATGCGCAAGTTTTGCCGGCCGTATATCTGGTCTAAAGCCACACCGACGTGCATTGGGGAACGCTCGGCGGGGGTTTTAGCTTATTGGACTACGGGCGGAGTGGTGACAGTAACAGTAGTTGGTGTTGTCTGGGTTATTGTGCTTCCAGATGGGGCGTTGATTTGAGTGGGGTTTAGCTTGAAGTATACAACCAACACCGTCAGTATTGTGTTTACTAAATCTTTAACTGCCTGGTCAAGCGGCAGTTGCGGAAGTAAGTTAAACACCAACATCACTATCACTGTCCAGAAAGTCCGGGAAGTTAACATCTGGCCAAATTTAGTCTTTACCATATTAGTTAGTTAATTTTAAACCTGTGGGAACCAGTCCAAACAAGGAAAGCAGGTATATCACTACAATCAAGGCAAAGATAATCAATACAATCGTCTTAATGGGGGCGGGTAGAGGCAGCATATTCAGGATAAGGTACACAACGTATGCAATTACACATACAATCAGCAAGGTAATTAGAAGTGAAATCATATTATTCCTTTATTAATTCTTCAGGCGGCTCGACTGGCTCCGCTTTTTCTAACTCAATAAATATCTTCTTGCCTTCGCTAAAATTAGAAATAACTTTAAACATTTCCCCGCAGTCACTTTTAAATTCATTGCCTAGACTGAAAATATCAATATTTATCATGCTATCTCCCCAAAACCTTAACCCAATAAAACCAATAAGCAACCGAAAGTGCGGTTAAGGTTATAATTATTAACCAATAATCAAATTTTAGAAGCCAATTTCGCATAATTAAAATCTTCAAATACTTTTTCAGGTGCCAGTGGGTGACCATTCTGTCCATAGAACCAGTCATGGCAGGCGTCGCTTCCTGGTGGAAGTTTGTAAGTACGTCCATTACATAACTTCTCGGTTTCTACCGCTAATCCATAAAGCCCGTGAACAATTTCGTGCGCGGCGACTTTCGCGTAAGCCCCTAAGTTTGGGTAGTATGGCGGGTAGTCATCGTGTTCGTCGCAGACAGTCATTATCTTTACAGGAAAGCCCATATTAATTTTTTCGTAGCAATAGCCAAGCTCCATTAGCCCTGGATTATCAAATACAGTCCCTGCCCAGGCAGACCGCGGCATGTTAAAAATAGTAAAGTTTGCGCCATCAGAAAGTGGTAAAAGATTCTGGTTAAACCAGTCCTCTTTAATTATGGCTACGTTGTTTCCTCCAAGCACGGGCCCCGTGTAAACAATATCCCAGCCGGCTAAGTTGGTTGTTTTGTAGTCAATTATCAGTTGTATACGCTGCCCGCTGGCTACCCAAAACCAATTCTGTAAATTAGCCATATGTTGTAATAGTGATGGCCAGATAGGATGATTCATCAAAAGGGTCACTGTTAGTTGGATGGGAAACTGCGGTTCAGGCAGGTCAAACAGGTAGTTTCCTCTAAAAACTCCTAAAATGACTGGACTATGCGCCCAAATTTGCCTCGTATGGTGGACTTTTAGGTCAAGGTGGTAGTTTGATTCAGTCAACTGTAACTTGTCCCCTATTATCGCATTAACCATACAGCCGTGGCCAAAAACCAGGCTCTCATTGGTTAAAAGCACATCCCCCACTTTAATCGTATCCAGTCTGTCAACGGGTATTCCGTACATCTGTAAACCTTGCTTTTTTGTAGACAAAAGAGTTCCGATGTGTGGGAAAAGAACCAGCTTGTGCATAAAATCAAAACACTGTCCCCCATAGGAATTTTCAGGATATAATTTTGTGAGAGTGGGGTAGAGGTTCATTTGACTTGAGTTATATGATACATTAAAAGTCCAAGCATACCAGCAACCAAAAGGGAGTAAAGGGCAAGGGTAATCTTGTAACTGGAAGTGGATGTTTCCAGCTTCCTTACTCGTATTTCAATGTTCTCGTTTATCAACACCTGCAAAGCCTCAACGTCTTCCCTGTCGGCCTTGTCTTTTTCCAGGGCAGTAATCTTTGAATGGGTGCCGTCATGTAATTCAGAAATGGCCTTTTGTACGTCAGACATCTTCTGGTCTAACCTTATCAATAAATCGTGGTCTGTCTGCTCATTCATAGTTATTTATTTAATTATTACGTTACCCTGGAAAATAGCGTTACCTTGTAGTCTTACTGTGCCTGCGGGAGGGGGTGAGGCGGCTCCGCCCAAAGACGTTTCAGTACCTACTGAATAAAAGGTGGAGGGACTAAATTGGTTATTGTATTCGGTTTTAATCCAGTCGGCGCTGCGGGAAACATCAGAGATACGGACTTCGTCAATCCTGCCATTCGTAAAATAATTCGGCCCCGTAGCGTACGCCCCAAAAGTAGTGGGGTAATTGCCGTTGGTCATTGCCGCGGCAGCCACCTTGTCCACCTGGGTACCATTCATATACAGGTAATTATAAGTGCCATCGTACTTGCCTACCATATAAACCCAAGTTTTTCCGTAAAGCGCG